GGATATAATGCGTCGAATTGTGACTGTGTGCCTCGTCTGTTTTGAATGCGTGAAACTACTACGGGTGTACCTGTTGTCATTGAATCTCTCCTGTGATGTATTTAGCTGATTCCGAACTGATTATAATATGAGCATACTTTGTTTGCCCACATAGTTTCGTAGTGCGTAAATTCATCACCCTCTATAATAAATTCCTGATATTTAGCGTCCCGTGTTGCTAACATTATAACGCCTTTGTTAATTGTCGTGCCATACATTTCATTATGTGACAATGCGTATGCTGCTAATTGCATAAAATAGTCTTCGATCCATTCTTTTTTCTTTGCGGCGCGACTATTTTTGAAGTCCATTATGGCTGGCACACCGTTATGCACTCCTACTAAGTCTGTAGTTCCTGCATATAACTCTTTAGAGAAGAGGCCAACTTCTATTCCCCAAATCTCGTCAACATTTACAAGGCCTTGCTTAATAATAACACTGGCTAATATCTGGGATATTAAGTTGCCAGCCATTTCCTTGCCTAATATATACTTTTCTAAGTTGTTGTGCATGCTTGAACCAATGCCAGCAGCTTCAGTTGTAATTCGGGTAGCTTCAGCCTCGCCCACATTGGCACGCCACTCTTTTAAGAATGTCATGTCTTTTGTTTTTGATAGGATTGTTGTCACGGATGGGAGAGGGCGACCCTCCCCTACTATGTAGCGGCGACCACTTGGGTGATCAACTCGCTCAAGTGGTTTATAATCAAATTTCGATACTATGTTCATTAATGCATTATAGCATTAAGAGTTTCGTAAGTCAATGCTTACCAGCAAATTTTCCACTGGATGGTATTTGTTGTAGCAGGGTTAGTTTGAATAGCTATTGTGTATCCTAACCCCTTAAAATACGATAATACAGTGTTTAATTGTGCGGAAATAGGCTTATTTGTAGCCACTCCTGCCCATACTTGCCAATACAGTGTAGGCGTTGTCCCGAATGTGTTATTGTTGACAATAATATCAACTATTGCTGGAGTAGACGGTGGATTAGGCAAGGGAGCAGTTGATGGATTAAAAACTGTGCCTACCGCAGTCTGTGTATAGTTGGTGCCCGGAGTAAGAACGGTAATAGTCCCGACTGTATCACTTACCAGGTTAACTTGCGTTGTTGCACCAGTGCCCGGGTCACTAATAACAAGATAAGGATTCATTGTAGAATATCCATACCCCGTGTTTGAAATAACAACCTGCGTAATGACACCTAGTGCATCAGTTAATACAGTTCCCTGAAAACCTGTCCCAAGTGGGTACGGTGTTAATGGATTAATAGATGACACAATCTGTACAGTTGCAACACTATCTTGATAACCCGATCCAGGATTCATTACAATAACTGCTAATATCTCGCCTGTTACACTAACTGAAGTAATCTGAAATACAGCATCAACATATGCAATATTTGGTGCTACGGCACGGGTTGCTGTTACTGAATCGGCAGTGGTATAACCCGATCCAGCGTTTGTTATACTAATAGATACAATCTGACCTGCTGCATTAACTAACGGCTGTAATATAGCACCGAAACCTGCAATAGATGATACTGACAATGTAGCAGGCACTGGTTGATACCCTGAACCACCTGCTGTAACATTTACTTGGATAATATTTCCACCATTAGTAACTAATGAACCTGTTGCTAGTGCGCCAGCACTTCCGTTAGGTGGAACAAATACCATAGCTGGCGTATCTTGCATATATCCCGCACCAGGATTTGTTACACCGATAGATGTTACACCTGATACAAAAGTCATTGGGGTTGTACCACCGACTGTTGTGCACATCTGACCACCACCCACCTGGCACTGGCTAGATGCTGCTAGTATGGCTTGCTGCAACATGCAGATTTCTTCCCACACAACTGCATTATTTGTAGCCATTTGTTGCATCGAAGATGCAGAAGGGAATCCAGAACCGGGTGTGCAGCAATCTGACATATTGTTATCCTATTTTTGTAGCCTTAGCCGCCATGTCGCTTACGCGAGAAGCATTATCTTGGGTTTGGCCTCCACCGGCGCCTTCTTGCCCGGTTAGTGTGATGCTCTCGGGTGTTGCACTTGCTACAATAGGATTATTTTGCAACATAGCCATTAGGCTGTTTACATCAACTGAATACCCCATGCCCTGTAACTGGTTTGCTATAGCCTGCGTGTTAATGTTCTGAGCACCGTTGCCTTTAGCACCAATAAGTAGATTATTTAGATCTGAATCAAGGCGCTGAGAATAGTCCTCATATAGGATTTCTTTAGCTCTCATGCGCTTATTTTCTTGATTCTTTTAGTTTGCGTGCCTTAGCAACAAGTTTTTGCATTTCCATAACTTTCTTTTGTAATGCAGATTCAGTTTTCATTGCACGACCTAGCGGTTCTTCGCCTTCAGCGCCGCCGAATTCATCTTCGTCACCTAATTCGTCACCGATATTATCTAAATCTAAGTCTGCATCGCCCATGTCGCTATCATCCATGCCCATGTCGCCATCCATACCGCCATCCATTCCGATGTCTTTGTCCATGTCAACCGAAGCACTAACTTGGCCAGTTGAGGCCATGTTTCCAACTGCATCGTCAACTTGACCTTTTGCTGTGTACAAAGAATCCATAACGCTCTGCAATGCGCCATAAATTTGTGTTTGGAATGCTGATGCAGATTCCATACCGTATGTTTCACGCATTTGATCTGTGACAGGTGGTAGATCTTCGTTTTGTAAACGGCCGATCTTTTCAACCATTTCCTGCAATTCTTGAGCAAAGCCCTTTGCAGCCATCATAACTTCGGCCTGGCTTACTTCTGTTTCAAGTAGGCGGCGCAGATTTTGTACTAAGTTCATATTTTCTCTCATTGCTAGTCCTTTTCTTCTTTCGGCTGCTTTTGCAGCAAATGGGTCTTCTTGCCAGTCACCGGTATGTGGATTACGCACTACCGGTACCTGTGGTTTAGGTTGTTGTTTTCTCAGTGATTGTTGGTGGGGCATTGGTGAGTGTGGATGTGGGACAAATTCTTGCCCACGCTCAACACCGCTTGCTGTTTCTTCCAGCCCGTTCATGTCGGCGTCACCTTGCGCAATATCAGCCTCTTCGTCTGTTTCAGTATCTTCCATCATTGGTGCAGATTCTTCTGCAGAACCAAGCTGGGCCATAGCTGCGCTGCGCACACGCTGTTCAATATAATCATCTGGAAAGCGATATTTACTAGAACGGTAAACCTTCATAGCGTCTTTCATTGCTTCGTCAAAGTCTGCCATGCTTGTCCCGGCATGATGAAAAGTATCAACTACAAAGCTAACCATTCCGCTTATAACTGTCTCTAGTTTAGGAGATTGAAACTGCAACATAGCAAATTCTCGCAATGTCTTTAATCCTTCCAATACAAGCAATCGTTTAGAGATTTCGGGGGATGCTTTAGCATCATTGCCCTTGATTTTTAAATCAGTAATTTCGTCCTGGATTGTTTCCATGATTGCTACTAAGTCGTGATCTTGAGCCTCTTCAGTAATCTTAAATCCATAGTTAGATTCGAGATGCTGATTTATCTTCTTCAGTGTAGTAGTCGGGACTCTACCAATATCGTTCAAAAGCATATAAACCGTTCCTATTAAGTTTTATTTTTAGTATTTATCATTCTGATCGGCTATTTAACTCTTTTGAAAACAGAGATACTATCCCGGGTCTTCTTAGCACGCATCTCTGATATCTGAAATTTATCTTCTAAAATTGCCATTGTATCATAATCGTGGCGCATTTTTGCTGCCCTCATACAATGTAGATAATGTAACATATCAGTGTGATGTTTTGCATAAGCATACTCTAGGGCCAATACCTTTTCTATAGTCTTAAATTCACCGTTTGTATGTCTTTGTGCTATAATGGTAGCAACATCAAATACCATAATATCATTAAACAGTGGTTCTTTGTCTAATGTAAATATGTCGTAGAAGCCTTTTTTATTTTTCTTAATAAAGGTGTTACCGACCCATATGCCGGATTTTTTACTAGGAATAGGTAACCCGCGCTGAATAGCATAAGTTGCAGCCTTATCGGTTGCCCTATCTAGCCTATCAAGGAGTTCAATTCTTTCCATTATTTTTTAAATCCGTTGTTTGTTCTTGCTGCTGTTTTTTTGCCACGAGCTGCTAAGTTAGCAGATAATCTACCAGATGCCTGGTTCGGCTTTGTATCACCTGCTACAGTTTTTGCAACTTCGGGGGTGTATTCTTCAGACGGGCCCTCTTCTACTGCTTGTCTGCGTTTCACATTGCCCATTGCTGTAGGTGCAGTAGCAATACCGCCAGCACATGATGCGCCACCACTTGCATCTTCGGAAATACCTGCAAGATGCTTCATTCTTTTTAAATCTTCGGCCATTTGTTGTTGCTGTAGTCCAGCAGCCTGATTAGTGGAGCCTGGAACAGTGTTTCCACCTACAAACTGTTGTAAATCATCATTACCGTGCCATTCTTCCTGTCCTGTGGTGGGATTTCTTACCCTAACCCCATTTGCAGATTTATCAACTTGTGTTATTTCGCCCGGTACAGGTATCCCATTGGGACCTTTAAGTCCTACTGTCATACCTTGCTCAATAGGAGAACCCTGACCTGCCCACATAACTTGCGCCTTTGACGGTGCTTTTTGTGGACCTTGCGTTGTTGCTGTAGGACTCACTGGATTAGAGGATGGGCTAATCGTCTGCCCCGATGGTGGAGTAATATTTGCGCTGGCTTCCGATAATATCATGTATTGAATAAATGACATATTGGAGAGTTCTTTCCTTGCTTCTTGCAAAGTAATACCCTTCATATTAACTAGTTTATTTACTACATCTTCGTACATAAGTTGTGCGATCTTCGGGTTATGTCTAAGCATTATGCAAACTCCATTCTAGAAAAAGCAATGTTCTTTGCCCAACCTGTTGGACTGCCATTGACTGTTGTTACTCTTACACCGCTGGGCAAAATCACCCCGTCGAGGTCATCTACTAATAGTCCCACTGGGCCAGGTGAACCATACGGGGTAAAGTTATAAAACTGTACTCCACGTTCTACAGCAAATTTCCATACAAATCCTTCGCCGGAAAGTTCTAATGTATAGTCTGCTAACTGAAATACAGCGATAGGATCAGCAAGAATAACAGGCATAGCCCTTAACCCTATACTCATCAGTAAAACTTCAAAGTTTTTTTGACTTTCATCTAGCGGATGACCTGTCACCTGTATGTTTAATAGGCGAGCAAGTTCTTGCGACGATGGAGGATTCGGGTTTGGGTCAGTAAATGCGCCCGGAGAAGAAGCATAGCAGACATAATACTGCAAGTCAGCAGTTAAATTCTGCATTGATGTTGCTGCACCGTGGATTTTAATTGGCATTTGTTGTCCTTATATTCTATTTAGCTGGGTTTTATTAATTTATAGAACCAATCTGAAGTTCCCATGTAGATATTCCGTCAAATATGAGTATAATTTCTTGTGTGGCATCGAATTCGACTGAATTTGTTGCTCCAAGGTCAGTCGATATCAAATCTGCACCCTGAGTATTGACAAGCAAGGATATAGGCCCAGTGCTATTTGCTGGTTTAGAAATAATAACAGATGTTCCCGCAGCGCGACCAGACCCTGTACCCAACGGCAATGTCACAAATGATAGTGGCAGTGGTAATACAGCGTATGGTCCTGTTACAAAATACTTAGTGCTGAAATTTAACGTTGACCCAGTCGGCACTGGTACATAATCAACGCCAGCTGTTGAATTAATTGTTACTGTTTTAGCCAGTGCATTTGTTGTAATAACAACATTGCTGCCCGGTAGAAATGTTAATGTGTCATTCCCTACTGCTGTTATAGATGGCTGCGTAGGTACAGCAATAGTCGAGAATGTATTCCCGGATCCGCCTCCGCCACCAGGAGTGAATATTAGCCCTGTTGCTGTAGGATTTACAGTAACAACATAGCCGGCAGAACCAGCGTATGTTGCAGGTGTATCTGTTAAATCGAGGAAGCTCTCTGAGCCAGTGCAGCATGACCAAATGTATGGTACTTCTTTTACTGTTAACGCAGAACAATTGATATGATCGACACCTACATCAGTTCCTAACGATTGTATCATTATTTGCAATGATGCTTCGTTCCAAACAGATCTATCAGACTCTAATGCAAATGATAGATTATACTGATTTGGATTCATGATATCTATGTATGCGCCTGATTCAATTCTATTGAATATAATTTCAGCACACGAATGTGGTACTGGTTGCCCGAAACTATTAATGGCGCCGCTGAAGTCTGCTCCGCATACAACATAGTGTACCAGAGAACCAGTTAACATCTGATCATTAAAGACGCCACCGTTCGTTCTAATTGGCATAAAGGTAATCCTCGAATATTTTACATATTTATCAAGAAAAGTAGATCGTGCGATCAAAAGAAAAGCACCACACGGGTGCCTATCTCTTTTACATAAAGTTTATGCTAATTTGAACGGGACTTCAACAATAGTTACTGTGCCTAAGTTAGCAACCGCTGTGACAGGCGGCGTTGCCTGATTTGCTGCGCCAACTGTAATATATACAGTCTTGTTACCTAATGCCTGAACTGCTGCCTGCATTTCTGCTGCTGTTGTCAACGGATCATTTGCACCCCAACCTACTGCTGATGCAGAGATTGCAAAGTGTATTTGTGTTGTTCCACCATAACTTGCTGGCTGAACAGAAATAATAGCAATACTGCATTGTTTAGAAATTTCTTGCAATGCATACTCTGCTGCACTATTTGGGACAGGTCTATCGTTGCCAACAACAAAATAAGTAGTTGCTGTAATTTCTCCACCCGACACAGAAACAGGTAAGTTAACCGAACCGTTTGAAACTGTCCACGCAAATGGACCAGTCATTTTGAAATATCTAAGGCTACCAGTTAATGTCTGTTCATTAATGATACCGCCGTTTACTTTGAAAGTCATTTTGTAATCTCCTACAATTGTACTTATTTATCACATTACAGAAATTATAGTCAACAAAAAAGCGACCGAAGCCGCTTTTCTGATTTGCTAATATTAAAATTAGACTGCTTTTGGATAGAAACCAGCTGTGCCTGTTGGGCTGTTTGGTGGTGTAGCACCAGATGTAGCACCTGGACCAGAAACCAATGCACCATTGCCGCCTGTTGCGTCAGCCATTGTGCCATTCATATAAACAAAGTTCATATCAAATGTAACTGCACCAGGAACAACGCTAACAAGTGCGCCTACTGTTGATGTAGGTGCTGCACCAGCTGTTGTTACAACTGCTTGAGCACCTGTTACTGGGATAGCTGTAGCAATAACGCCATCTGTCAAAGGTGCGAACCAACCTTCTGCATTACCAAGCATAACGTCAACTGCAAAACCAGTTGCATCGTACTCGCTGATTGCAAGAACAGTAGCACGAGTTTCAAGCGACTTAAGAGCCTGAACCATTGCACTTTCTACAACACCGAATACTGAACCAGCTACAGTGCCTGCACCAGCTGGTGTAGCTGTACCAAGAACTGTAAGATCAGCTGCTGCAAGAGCCGCGATGTCTTTGTTGAATGTTAACTTAACGAATGCAACTTTACGTTCAACCCATACGCCTGGGTAAGCTGCGCCATTTACTTTTGTTGTCATAATAATAACTCCTTAAATTGTGATAGGTTTATCCTATTCATACATTTATTTATCATTTATCTATAAGATCGCCGATATTAATGTTAATTGTGTTAAGCAGATCACCGTAGTGTTTGCGTGAGGTTAACCCCTTCTTCCATGACTGTATAACTCTGTTCTTAATACGAGTTACGTTGATATCATCTTTTGCATCAGTCTTTAGCCTGCGCAGTAATGTAACATATTGATCAGACTTCAAAACATCTGATAAAGTGATTTCGTCTAATCTCATTTTTTATTTCGCCCTAACTGCTTATGTTCTTCTTTTCTAATTATATCGGGTAAACCGCGTCTTTCCTCTTTCAAAATATTTACAAATATTTGTCTTACATCTTCTGATGTCGGTTTCCGCTTAAACAGATTCTTACCATAATTCATTGCACGCTTAAACATACCCTGCTTAGGTTCTGCAGTAAGTTCGCTACCAAAGTTTTCCTGCATATATGCAATGATTTCGCTGGTTAATCCTGCACGCTTTATATAATCGGCAATTTTTAATATTGCATCACTTGGTTGATCAGTTGAATCAGATTCTTCACTATCATTGTTGTTATATTCGCTACCTAATACATTCGTAAATGCAGTTTCTATAGCTGACTCATCGAATCCGTATTTCTTTAATATTGCAGCAATTTCATCTGTGTCACTAGGATATCCCGCAGATGCCCATGCTTTCTGAAGACTCCCTATATCCAGATTTGGTGTCTTATATGAACTATTTTTACCTAGATAGTTGAATATCTGTTTTACATCACCTTTATCAGCATAGCCTTCATTTAGTGATTCTTGTAATGCATCCCATAATTGTTTTCGTTGCTCTGCGGACATAGAATCACTTATAACACTTTTTAGTTTTTCTATTTCTTCCTCTCGTACCTTTTGTGTGTCCAGCGATGGATTTCTCTGTCCAGTCTGAGCTGTGCCCGACGGTTCCACCGTTGATTTAGCCAAGATCTTAAAAATCGATTCGACTTCTTTTTCACTTAATTCCTCGCCTGGGTCATCAACAAAATCTTCGGTTAGCCCAGCTTTTCTGTTAGACCTTGCTTGTCTTTTACGAATAGCATTAGGTGTCTGGCTTAACTCGCCCTTCTTTTTGCCACCGGTGTGCGGACGCTTAGTGCCCTGTTGTGGTTCTGCTGCTTGCGGTGATGGTAATCTCGCTTGTGGACCTGTTAATGCAGGGCGTGGACCGTATCGTGGCTCAACATCAGTTGCGTCGTTGTTGTTATACTTTTTCTGGCCAGGTGGCGATGGTGGTGCGCTGGGTGCAGGTTCTTGTTGTGCAGAGTTGCTGGGTTTTTGCTGAGTTGCAGGCAAATTCGACGCGCTGTCTTTTGACCCTACTACGCGCTCAATAGCTTGATTTATTTGTTCATCGTCGTAGTCTGTTTTTACTTGCAAGAAATTAACGACATCAGATGCGGTTACTTTTCTTTTATAATTCAATCTGCCGGATTTAGGATCAGATTGTAATGCTGCAATCTGATTATTTTTAAGATACTGTATCCAGTCTTTTGTAAGATTAGATGCCATGCCCGTCATCACCCTCGTCGCAATCGCCAAACTTAATGCGTTTAACCATACGAGTAAATCGGTTTGGGTCAGAGCCGCGGATGCTCGAAACAAATCGCTTCTTTAACGCCTCTGCATCCTCGGCTGAAAAACTTTCATCAATGGACTCAAGTAAATTTATAGCCGATACTATAATATGCTGTGCCCTTGCCTCAATAAGATCTTCTTTACTCTTCTGAGGAACATAGGTGCTAATTTCCTCAAGTATTGATCTGCTTTTACGATTAATGGACAATTCAGTATCTCCGGTTTGTTCAGCTATTTATCAACTTTTAATATTATTATCAACGTTTCTTTAAGAACGCTCTTAAACCGGCTGCACCTTCGATTGCGTCCACCTTAGATCCTTCCCTTGGTGTGATTTTTGTTATTTCGCCCGATTCTGCATCTAACTTTTCGCCTGATCTTACAACACTCTTTTTCTTAAGTTGTTCGTATATATTCTTTGATGTTGCCTGAACTGCATCGTCGTCACCCTCTTCGAGGTCAGTGATACGCAAACTCTTTGTATTGAATGCTAAGTCCACTTTAGAACCAACACCAGAACTAGAACGAGTCTTCATGAATTGAATCTGATATCTGCCGCCTTCTTTCATTGCTGCACTTGTAAAAATACCAATAACGTTATCTGCTGTATTAACTTTAGAAATACCACCCGCAATGTGACTTGGATCAAATTCAATTTCTTCATATGACCCACGATTTAACTGTGAAGCTGATACGGTTACTGTCTGTAATTCAACTGCAAGATTACGCAATTCTTCAGTTACATATTTGTCCTTAACGAATAAGTTTTCTGCGCTAATCTTCTTACTCATCGGCATCATTAAGTCTAAGTAGTCGACTAAGATACAATCTACCTTAATCCCCATAAAGATTTCGTATTCTTTAATAAATGCACGAATGTCGTTTGAGGTACATCCGTTGGGTAGCTGTTTAACTCGTAGACTACCCTTGCTCTTCATCTGCGATGCACGTACCTTCATGTGGACATCATCGATGTTACGCATAACTTCGCGTGTTTCGTATCCGGTATGCATTGCGTCAATACGCATAGAACAAAGTTTTTCGCTAAGTTCAAGTGACAGATACACTACATTGAATCCGGCCTCAGCCCAGTTCACAGCAAGATTTTGTAAGAACAGTGACTTACCTGCACCAGACTGTCCAGCAAAGATAGTTATTTCACCTTTGTTTAATCCACCGTAAAGTTTTTCGTCTACTGTTTTCCACCCGGTAGAACATTGTCCTTTACCTTCCCTAATCGCCTCGAGTCTTTCTTTAGGGTTAAGGTAGTAATCTGTTCCAAGGTCTTTAACCAATGCGATTTGTACCGCAGCCTTAATGGTTGACTCAACTTCGCCATAGCGTCCCTCTTCTAATAAATCAGGCGAGGCCAAAATAGCATCTCGTAACGCCTTATGCCTGCAAAACTTTTCGAACTCCCGCAAAAACCAGTTATCGTGCTTTGCAGCGTCGACTTCCATAAGCATAATATCTTTATGTGTCTTTGCCTTAATCTGATGCACCGATGGGATATCAGAGAAATCAACACTGTATCCCTCAATAAATGCAACAGTATCTCTATTCTGTTTGTCGTCAAAGTATTGTGACTTCAGAATACCCTTACACCGAACAAATAGGTCTGGTTTGCTCATCATAAAGCTGATGAACAAGTCCTCTATGTCCTTGCTATAATCATCAATTTCGCTTGCGTTTGTTTCTTCTTTAATCATCGTGTCCTTCTTGAGCGTTCTGCTTGCTCAATCTTCCAATGTAACTCAATCTTTTCCCTGCTTGTTACTGCTGATGCAATAATAGAGTGGAGTGTAAGCAATCTGCCATATTTTTCTGATGCCTTTGCAGCATCCTTAATACCGTATTCCCACTTAGGATACGATACTGCCCAATTGTTATCTATTGCTGCTTTAACTAAATCCCAACCTTTCTTATCTCGATCGGGGCAAACAATAACTTCTTTCTGGAGTCTATTTATAATATCTATCTTTGCTTGGTTTGTTTCGCCCAATATTCCAACGCCATCGGTTGTCCATGCATCAAGCACACCTTCGTTGACTATGACATATTTACGCGACCACCCTTGCTGATGATCTATATTATAGACAAAGTCCGTAGGGGATTGTTGATAATATTTGGGTATCTCTTTACCATCGGTATCATAACATAACCTTGCTGTAAAACCAACTGTTTTGTTTTTATAATAATACGGGATTATTAGCCGCTGATTAAGATTATGCGATGTTAGTGGCGACCAATAAAAATTGTCTAAATCATATATCTTTCTATTTATTGCATAATCTACTACTCTAAGAAACTCTGGATCATCTAAACCCTCATCTAACCATTTTGTTATAGGCATAGAATCATCTGGCAGAGACACTGGTTTCCATTTATTGAACAAATTCTTAAATTTTGTTTCTGTGTCTACCTCGGCTGCACCATCTCTTATAGATTGAATACTATTCTTTTTCTTGAATATGTCAAATTCAATATGCTTAATAAAATCGTCGTCAATATTAATTTGTTTTAAGAAAAACTTGAACGACTTAGATAGCTCTTTATCTTCTGTGTAACCAGCAGAAAATCCGCAATTGAAACAATTCATTGCAATAGAAGTGGGATTAAACTGAATGCCGAATCGATGGCGTGTATCATGCCCATGCCCCTGTGTATGGCAGAGTGGGCAGTTACGTTTATGCCACCCCTTAGGGGCCGGTTTTAGTGCGCCGATATTTGCTAGTATGGCATCCTTTAAGATATCAATGATCATACTACTATTATAGCTGCTGCCTGCAGCAGAGTCAACGAAAACCGATCTTATGTTCTAACGATCAATTTCAACAATGCGCCCGGATCTAGAACTTGTGTGCTAGGTATATACCTAAATTTCAGCCACATAAAATTTGCAGCAAAAGTCCAAGCCTGCGTTCCTGTATAACCAATAAATTCTATATCAGTTGACATGGATGTAGGATAGATCTTGAACCAACGCGCAGATGATTGATATGGGTCGGGCGTCTCTTCTAAGCTGCCCCAAATCTCTAATATACCTGTAAAGTTTTGCGTATAGGTGGAGAATGAGTGCACAGAATTTATATGATTTAATACTCTGCCACCGGGTATACGGCCTGTATAAAAAGACGGTGTAGGTGGGCCAAACTGACCAATATTAATATCCGGTGTCCAATCTTTTGGTTCGAATGTGATACTGTTAAGTGGTGCCTTAAACGCTTGCTCTGTTATTTCTATTTCCATTGCAACATTATCGTTCATATCGCTGTATAAAGGTTTCTCTATATAGTAATCAGCAACACCAGCAACAAAGTCTTCTGTTCTAATAAGAACCATATTATATAGTCCAGGAGAAACAATAGCAATATCGCCGCTGTCTATCTCTAATGTGATTAGTCCTTTAGCTGGGCCAAGTCGGCAAAGTTTTTCCAACACAACTTT